CAGCGCCACGGAGGCCAGCGTCACGGCCGCGCCCTTGATGAGGAAGGCGCGGCGGTTGGCCTGCCAGCCCTTGGCCAGACGGTGCAGGCCGGTGAGCCGCGCGCCGAAGAAGGGCACCGTCTCGCAGAGGAAGCGGATGGCCGGCCAGTCCCCGCGCATGGAGTAGTCCATGATGTTCTTGGCCTCGTAGGCGGCGGCGAGATGCGAGGCCCCGCGCTCCCGCATCCGCGTGTAGATTTCCGCGCGCGTGGCGTTCTCCACGGCCTGGCCCTTCTCCTCCCACCATTCCCAGCCGTTCCGGAGGAAGCGGCCGAGCTTCTGCGGCGTGTTCAGCACGCCGCTGCGGCTGATGCCGTGCCGGCTCAGCAGCCGGTCCGTCAGCAACCGGGCCGCGGCGGGGTCGTGGCCCATGGCGTAGCCGCCCTGGAAGCTGGCCCCGGCCGCCAGCATGTGCACGGTGTCATCGTCCTCGCGCAGGGTCTTGGTCAGCCCGCGCAGCGAGCCCAGCAGCGGCTTGAACGACCCGGAATTGTCCACGAGCCAGGCGCTGATGGTGTCGCGCGTGAGGTTGCGCAACATGAATTCCGGCAAGATGGTGACGCAGTTGGTCAGGATGCGTTTGAAGAAGCGCGCGCCGCGCATGGCCAGCCCGCCGAAGGCCGCCTGGTTCATGGCGGTCAGGGCGCGCAGCAGCAGCGGGTCGTCCACCTGATAGTACACCGGCCGGCCGTCGCGCAGCACATGGACCACGTCCCTGCCGGTGGGCCGGGCGAGGTGGAACACGGCCTGGAGGCTGGCGCGCTGGGCCTCGCTCATGCTCCGCACGGCGCGCTTGTCGCCGAAGAGCCTGCGCAGGGCCGCCTGCATCTCGCCGGCGGGCAGCCGCACGGTCTCCCAGCGCAGGGCCATGCGTCGCGCCGCGCCGACGGACTCGGCGTTTTTCATGGCCAGCTCCATGGCGTGATTCTTCACGGCCGCGTCGACCAGATGCGTGAAGTTGCGGACGATGTTCTCGAAGGGGTCGCCGAGATTGGCCTCGCCGCCCCTAAGCATCCTGATGCCCGAGCGCTGGTTGGCGATGCCGGCCGTGTTCTTGGGGCCCCGGACGCCGCCCTCCTCCAGGAGCCGGTAGAAGGGGATGTACTCGTCGTGGTCCCAGAGGGCCCTCCCGGCGGGGTCGATGACGCCGGCCTCCTGCGCGAAGTCGAGCACCTTGGACTTGAAGCGCACGTAGTCGCGCCAGACCTTGGCGTAGATGCGTTCGCGGCCGGCGTCGAGCGCCTTGAGCGCGCCGATTTCCTCCGCCGTGAACAGGTTCTCCCGGCCCTCGCCGGCCAGCTTTTCGGCGCGCTTGCCCACCATCCAGGCGCACCAGCGGTCCACCTCGCCGACGATGGGCTCGAAGATGGCCGCAAAGCCCCTGTCCCGGCCGTCCACGTCCACCGCGCCGTCGCGCCAGACCGGCGCGCCGTGCCTGACGATGGCCGTCATCACGTCGCCCAGGCTGGTGGTCATGCGCGCGGCGACGTAGGCGGAGTCCTCCGCGCGGGTCGCGCCGGCGGTCGCGTCCACGCCGCGCAGCGCGGCGAAGCGGTCGAACATGCCCTGCTCGAACTCCGTCCGGAGCTGCTCGCGCATGCCGCGCAGGCGTTCGTTCAGGCCCGCGCGCCGCGCGCCGATTTTGTCCAGGGCCGAATCCAGCGCCGCGTCCCGGCCGCGCCGGGGCACGGAGAAGCGTACGTCGGGGTCGCGCTTGACAACGTCCGTCTCGGTGAGTAGCTTTTTTCCCACCTCAGTGCTCCCCGCCTTGGCAACCCCCGGCAATTGTAGCCGGGACCTGTGGCCAAGCCTCGGGGAGCCTTTCTTTTTGTCGAGGTAGCGCAGGTTCCCCGCGTGGCTCTGGTCCGCCATCCACTCCCGGATGTCCCTGCTCCCCCCGTATATGCTGGCCACGAGGTTCACCCTGACGCAACCGGCGGTCACGTCCGGATGAATCGCCGCGCGGACCTGCCGCCCCTGCGCGTCCACCATGTCCAGCACGGCCACGAAGGTTCCCGCCTCGGTGGCGGAGTCGAGCACGGCCAGCGGCGCGTCCAGAAGCGCCGGCAGACGCTCCAGTTCCGCGGCGGCGATGCCGTGCTTCTCCCCGATGCGCTCCAGCTTGCCCTGGAACATGACCATGGGCAGGTCCGGCACGCCGAGCTTGCGCAGCACGTCCGGCGTGCGGCCAAGGCGCAGCATGGCGCGCTGCGGCAGGTCGCCCTCCTCCCGTTCGCGCAGCTGCCGCGCCCATTCCGCCAGGTCATGGGCGAGCGACGGGTCGTGCAGGCCCTCGCGGCCCTCGAAGGTCCAGTACGCGGCGTCGCGCAGGTAGCTCGCGATGTCCGCGTCGGTGAACGCGACCCTGGCGCCCAGCGCGTTGAGCATTTCCTTGACGAAACGCACCAGACGCCGCCACACGCGGTTTTCCGGCGCGGTCAGGGCTTCCTGGGCGAGCACCTTCTCGCCCACGCGGGCGAGGTACTCCTCCGCCGCCGTCAGCTGGTCCGCCGCGCTGGTCAGGTCCAGGCCGTAGTCCGCGACGATTTCGCGCATGGCCGTCCGGCCGCCGGCGCTCTCGTACACGCCGCGCAGGAACTGGTTGAAGCGGCGGTCGTCGCCGAACATGCCGCGCAGGCCGCGATGGACGCACTGTTCGTGCAGCCAGACTTCGACGGCGCGCTTGCGGCTGGCCAGACCGTCGGCCACCAGCCACACCTTGCCCTCACGGTCGTCGTAGACGCCCTCGATGTCGTCCAGGCCGTGCCGGCGCGCCTGCCGTCTGATGTGCTTGGGCAGGTCGTCGAAGCGCTGCACCACTTCCAGCGGCCGGGCGTTCCGCGCCCGGGCCTGGAGGTTCTGGAGCGCGCCGCGCACCACGTTGGCGTTCATGCCCTCGCCGGTCGCGCGTCCGGGATTGACGCCGGGCTTTCCGCGCACTATCCCTGGGGCTGAGCCTTGATGCGGTGCGGGATGCCCAACTTCGGCTTCGGCCGATGCGCCACCCGACTTTGGCGTAGCCGCGTCAAGGCTCTCGTTCGTCGCGGAATCGCGGCCGCCGGCGATGGCGCGCCTGGCCAGCATGATGTCCGGCTTGACGCCGAGCTTCTCGCGAACTAATTTCATCACAGAAGCTCGATGGGTATCGGGACGCCCAACTTCGCCCTTGGGCGATGCGGCCCCGGCCTGGGTTGGACCCCCATCGAGCTTCGCGATTTCCGTCATCTCGTGGTCGTAGAACCGCCGCCCGTTCACGTCCTCCTTCACCACCAGGCCCACGGCGAAGGACTCTTCACCGATTTTTAACTTTGCCGCGAAGATATGCTCGGTACGGGTCGGATTGGCCGCGTCCTTGTGCGAGTCCACCTTGACGCCGCGCCTCAACAGTTCCGGAATGGCGGGCACGGCCGCGACCTTGTTTCGCGAGGGCCCGTGCGACATGGCCTCGCGGATGCCGCGCCGCGTCACCTCAATATCCCAACCGGTTTCCGCATTTGTGACCTTGCCGGTGATTCCGTGCTCCACGGCCCATTGGGGCATGGCCCTGCGAATGGCCCTGAAATCGGCATCTGCGCCGAAGTCGGCCACTTCCTTGCCGCTCAGCTCCACGGCTTCCATGCGGCCGAAGCGTTCGCGCTCCCGCGGGCGGCCGACGGAAAAATGCGCCGAACCGCGTTCCTCCCTGGCCGTCTCCTCCAGGAGCGGGTGCGCCGGGAGCATGCGCTCCATGAAGGCCACGCCCTTCTCCCCCGTCGGAGCGAAGAGCCGCGTCTTGTAGCCGAGAATCTCGGAGTACGCGCCGTACTTTTTAAGCCGGTCCATGTTCCAGGCCACGGCCTCGCCGCCGATTTCCACGCGCAGCTCGCCGGACACGCGCCGGGCCTCCAGCTCATAGCCGTCGCGCAGGACGAGGCGACGGCCGTTCAGCACGGCCGCCAGCGCCTCCTTGGGCGTGTAGTGCGGGGCCTCGACGTCCAGGCCGAGGTTCTTGCGCGTCTGGTTGTACTGGTCGCGGTCGAGCATGCGCCCCAGGTGCCGCCGGCCCTGGCTGTCCTGGAGGCGGTAGACGTTGGGCCTGCCGCTGATGTGGTTCCATACCGGCAGCAGCATGCCCGTCAGCAGCCAGCGCTGCTCCACCTCGGTCTTCGGGGCCTCGGCGTAGGCCTTGTCCCAGGCCTCGCGCGCGGCCCGGCCGTCCACGCGTTCGTAATTCTCCTCCAGCTCCTCCACGCCGGGCCGGCGGCGCAGGTCGTCCTCGCGCACGGCGCGCAGCAGGACGCGTTCGACCAGCCGGCCGTTCGCCTCCTGCCGGATGCCGCTGGGATAGGCGGCGTACACGCGGCCGCTGACCTTGTTCTCCCACCAGTCCAGGGGCTCGCCGTAACGCCGCACCAGCTGCCCGGAGTCCTGGAGCTTGCGCCGCAGATGGACCTTCAGCTCCAGGGCCTTGGTCTCCGCCCCGGAACGGGCGTCCGTGTACAGCGTCTGCTCGCCGGCCACGTCGACGCGCTCGGCCCTGTAGGTCTCCACGCCGCGGTCGACTTCGCCGCGCGCCTGGGCCGTGGCGCACACCTCGCGCAGGCGCTCCTCGAAGGCCGCGAAGACCCGGTTCTGAAAATCGACCGTCATGGACAGCAGGCGGTTCAGGAACTGCTTGACGGGCGGCGGGGCGAAGCTCAGCTGCCCGGTCCTGTCCTTGCGCTCCAGGTTCAGACCGGTCTGCTGTTTGAACTGGTCGTAGGGGATGTCGGCCAGGCCCTTGTGGATGTCGCCGGCGAGCCAGACCCAGGCGTCGTTGGCCAGGGGGGTCTCCAGGTTGTCGGCGGCGTTGAAGAGCCCCTGTGAGCCGGTCTGCCGCTGGCCCTGGGTGAGCGCGCCCAGCTGGTCCAGCCGGCGGGCGATGGAGCTGGTGAAGCGCTTGTGCCCGCGCAGGTCGGAGGTGACGAGCTTGTAGTGCGGGGGCTGGGCCTCATTGGAGCGATGCGTGCGGCCCAGGCCCTGTGTCGCGGCGTCCGCGCGCCAGCCGGGTTGCAGGATGTAGTGGATGCGCTGCTGCTGGTTTCTGGCCGCGCGGTCGGCGTGGTAGCTGCGGCCGGTTCCGCCGGCCATGGAGAAGACCAGCACGCGGCGCTTGCCGTCCATGAACTCCCGGGCCTCCTTGGCCGTAGCCGCCGCCCCGCGCCGCTCCTCCCTGCCGTTCACCAGACGGCGCTTGCGGCCGGTGACCTCGGCGACCATCTCCGGCCCGATTTCCTCCACAATCATGTCCAGGGGGTTGCCGGGAACCTTGAGCGCGCCCAGGCGTTCCAGGAGTCCGTCGCGCATGGCGACGGCCTCGCGGTTCTCCACGGGGCTCCCGCCGGAGTCCCGCACCTCGCGGGTGCACGTGTTGCCGTCCTTGTCCAGATACTCCTCGTACTGCTGCGTCGGGAAGGCGTTGCGCAGGTAGTCCATGAGCATCTGCCGCGGGGTGATGTCCAGGGTCTCCAACGGCTCGCCGTTCTTCGTGGCGTTCCGGAGCTCGCGCTCCTGCGCGGCCTCGTTGGTGTTGGTGAGCTGCACCACGCACGAGTGGCCGGCGTCCAGCTCCTTGCGGATGTCGGTGAGGACGCTGGGCATCGTCATGGAGGTGAGCACCTGGCCGAAGAAGCGCTGGTGATTGCCCCAGAAAAGGCTCATGGCGTTGGACGCCGCGTCGTGGTCCTGAACCTGGCCGGTCTTCTTCAGGGCCTCCCCGATGTTTTGCAGCACGATTTGCCAGGCCCTGGCGTAGGTGTCGTACGCCTTGAGCTGGTGCTCCGTGAGCTTGTGCTCCAGGCGGCTGTAGGTGACGCCGTCGTAGGAGAGGGTGCGGGCCAGGTAGGCCCCCATGGCCTTCAGGTCCCGGCTCACCAGCTCCATGGCGGCCACGCCGCCGGCGGTGACGGCGTTCACGAGGTCGCGCTTGTCGTTGAACGTCGTGCCCTCGCCCCACAAGCCCAGCCGCTCCAGATAGCCAAGGTTCGCGGGCTCCGTGGCGCCGGTGGCCGAGACGTAGAGCACGCGGGCGTCGGGCAGGCGGCGTTGCAGCTCCACGCCGGCGAGCGCCTGCTGCGCCGGCTTCTTCTTGCCGCGTTCGCCCTTGGTCTCCAGGACGTTGCCCATCTTGTGGGACTCGTCGAAGACGACCACGCCGTCGAAGTCCTGGCCCAGCCAGGCGACAATCTGGTCCATGCGCCCGCCGGCGTAGCCGTTGCGCTTGGCCCTGCCCGTCTTCTTCGTGTGGTTCGGCAGCGTGGCGTAGGTGGTGAAGAGCACGCCCTCGCGTTGCTTGAGGACCTCGCCCACCCGGCTGCGCGCGAGGTTGAAGAGCCGGCCGGGGTCGAAACCGACGCCGCTCAGGTCGCGCTTGGCGTCCGCGAAGAGCGCGGCGTTGAAGGTGATCCACATCGCCTTGGTGCGGCCGTGGTTCCAGTTGTCGGCGATGATGCCGGCGATTTCGCGGCCCTTGCCCACGCCCGTGCCGTCGCCGATGAAATAGCCCCGGCGCGAGCCGTCGGGCAGCTTCTCGGAATGGGCCTGGCCGGCGTAAATCACCTGCTCCAGCTGCGCCTCGGAGAGCGCGCCGGACGTGACGACTGCGGGCGGGAGCTCGGGGACGTAGCTGACGGCCGGCGGCTGCACGGCGGCCATGGCCGCGCTCTGCACCAGCGGGGAGGGGTGCGGTCTGGCCCCCTTCACGCGGATGCGCTCGGGGCGGTAGGGCTCGAAGAGGGCGTCCGAGATGGGCTCGGACGCCCCCTCCGGCGTGGCGGGCTCGACCTCTAGCTGTTCAGGGTGTTCAGCCGGTCCGCGTCCAGATAGTCGGGATTCAGGACCGTCAGGCTCGACGAGATGTTGTCCAGAATCGCCGCGGCCAGGTCGACCGGGTCCATGCCCGGAGTGTAGTCCACCGGCGTCTCGCAGTCCTCGTCCTCCGGGTCCACCTGCACCAGAATCACCTTCATGGCCCAGTCCGGCTTGCAGCGGTACAGCAGCGTCTCCACGGCGCTCTCCAGCAGGTAGTCCTGCGCCTCCAGCTCGCCGCTCTCCAGCGCCCAGTGCGCCAGCTCCAGGGCGTACAGGAAGTTCGGCGAGGCGTACTCCCCGGCCTTCCTGAGGGCTTCCTTCGCCGCCTGGTTCAACGGGTCCTGATTCTGCGGAATCGGTTCGTCTGACATCACGCACCTCGTTTAGGGCGTCTATGGCCTCGTCAATGGTCTTGGCCTCGACGTCGACATAAGCAGCATCGTCAGCCGGCGGCGTCTTGTCAATGACCACCAGCAGGTTGTCGAAATTGGTGCCGTACTTCCGGTAGATGGCCCCATCCAGCTTCACGTTCGCCCGCAGCGTGTTGTCCTTCCGGACCGTGCGCCACCAGTCGGCCATGAACCTTCCGTCCGCGCTCATGCCCCTGGAGAGGATGGCCACGAGGCGGCCGCCCGGCTCCAGACGCGCGAGCGCCTGGTCCAGGTGCCGCGTGACGTTGGCGGTCTTGCGCTCGCCGCGCTTACGGCCGGCCGTGGAGGAGAACGGCGGGTTCATGATGACCAGCGTCGGCCGCACGTCCGCGGGCAGGATGTTGTCGAGCTGTTCGGCGTTCTCGCCGGTGACGTGCGTGAAGCCGATGTGCCGCAGCATGGCCCGGCGACGCGGGTCCAGCTCGTTCACCCACACGTCGGCCCCGGCGTTTTTGGCGAAGACGGCCAGGCCGCCCACCCCGGCGCTGGGCTCCAGCACCACGTCGCCCTTGCCCGGATGCGCCGCCCACACGGCCACGGCCGCGAGGTGTGGCGGCGTGGAGAACTGCTGGAGCTCCATCTGCTCCTCGCTGCGGCGCGTCTGCGTCGGCAGCAGGTCCAGCACGCGCTTCCGCAACCTGGCGACCTCGTCCCTCATCCGTGCGGCGTCCGCCGTTCCGGGGTTGAAGGGCCGGCCGTCCGCCAGCCAGCCGTGGAGAATCTGGGCGTTCACGCCCATCTCCATGGCGTCGTAGGCCTCCTTCATGGTCCACTTGCCTTCGGCCTGCGTGCCGCCGAAGCCCTCGTTGGCCATGCGCTGCAAGTCGCGCCAGGAGAGCTTGCGGCCCTCCTGCAGTGCGCTCATGACGCCGGCGGCGATGTGCTGGACGCCGTGGGGCAGTTCGGACGCCTTGCCGCGCGTATAATCCTCGACAATCCAGCTCACCGCGTCAGCGGCGTCGACGTGCCGCTCCAGCGTCGCCCTGTCGCCCTGGAAGTCGATTTCCACGCGGTTGCCCGGACCGCCTCCGCCGGGCTTGCGGACGACGCCCCGGGCGATGGTCTCGGCCACGTCGTGGAGGGCTCCGGAGCCGTACTTTTCGACGATGGCGTTGAGCGCCGTGGCCGGGTAGCTCCCCGGCGCGGATTCCCGGCCGGCGTGGAAGCCGATGCGCCCGAGCTCGGGCCGGGTCATGCCGTAGGAGTAGTCGCGTTCCTGTCCGGACAGGGCGCGGCGCATGGCCTCGCGCCCCTGCGCGGCGTTCCGCGCGGCGGCCTCGTCGGTCGCGGCCGCGCCAACCGGCGCGGGCTCCCCGGCCGTCGCCGGCGACGTCTCATCCGGGCGGCCGCCCTCGAAATACGCCCGGCTGAACCTCCAGCCGGCCGGCACCGGATATGCTCGCCGGCCGTCGCCGGGGAAGCTCCCCGCGTCCATGACCAGCCGCTCGATGTTCCGGCCCGGCCCCTTGGCCTTTCTGACGGCCAGCAGTCCGCCGTCATCGTCGTAGGCCTCCAGCATGCGTTCGCCATTCGGCGCAGTGCGGCGCACCATGTGGGCCACTTTGCGCCCCTCGGCGCGCAGACGCGCGTTGTTCGCCCGGTTCTGCGCCTGCCGTTCGGCGGGAATGCCGGCCGGAACGGCGACGGGTTCCGCAGCCGGTGCGGGCGAGGCCGCCGGCAGGGGGGCCCTCGCGGCCGTCGCCGGAGAGTCTTCCGGTCCGGCGGTCCATGTCGCAATCGCGGCGCGCAGGTCGCGCTGCGTCCTGGCGCGCGGCGTTCCGGTAAGCAGGTGGAACAGGCCGCGCGCGTTCTTGTTGGAATCCAGGCGCAGCAGCTCCCACAACGCCTGCGCGTCGCGGTTGTCCACGGCCCGGCGCACGGCCTGCCCCACCTGCGTGTCCGCCAAGCGCCCGCGCGTCTCCACGGAGAATCCGCCGGCGTCTTCGGGCATGACCGTGGCGAACAGGCCCTGACGGCGCAGGACGTTGGCCTGCGCCTCGGCCGCGCGTTTGCTGGGGAAGGGCTTTCCGTCCGCGCGCAGCACGCGCTGTTCTTCCGGAGCGGGGGGCGGCCCGTCCTGCGGCTGCGCCGGGAAAGCGGCTGGCTCGGGGGGCTGAGGCCGCTCCGGCTCCTGCGGCGCGGCGGCGATGACCTCCGGCGCGATGGTCCGCTCGGGAGCCGTCAGGGCCAGCTCCTCGGACGTGAAGGGACGCGCCTCAGGCGCAACGGTCTGGGCCGCCGGCGCGGCAGCGGCGCGCGGGCCGTCCGCCACGCTTTGCGCCGGGTCCTGCGCCCCGGTCCAATAGGCTGGCGAGAGTTCTGCGACGTCCGGAAACGCAGCGGCGTGCGCCTCTTCGTAGCGTCGAAGCACGTCTTCCGCGGAATAGCCCGGCACGTCCGCAACGGCGGCGGGTCCCGCGCCAAGGCCCGGACCGTTCACGGCCAGGGGACCGCGCACCTCCGGCAGGGGCTGGCGCAGCAGTTCCGCAGCCGAGGGGAACGGCGCGGCGTGCGTCTCCAGATAGTCATGGTTCACGGCGTCCCTGGAGTAGCCGCCCTCTTCCGGGCTGGCCGGCAGGTCCGGAGCCGGCCCGGCGTCGGGTTGCGACTCCTCGGCCAACAGGTCGCGATGCTCGCCCGGCTGGGTCTTGCGCAGGACGCCCAGCCGAGCCGCGCCCGTCACGCCGCCATGGATGGCCTTGCCAAGGACCGCGCCCCCGCCATGCGCCATGAGCAGCTGCGCATTCGTCACGGGGGCCTGTTCCCGGAAGGCCTCGGGCAATGTGGGCGCGGCCTCGCGCAGGCCGTTCTCGGCCTCGATGCGGCCCTGCCCCCACTGGCTCGCGGTTTCGCCGGCGTGCTCGCCGACGAGGTCGATGGCTCCGCCGAGTATGGCCCGGCCGGCCTTGGCCGCGAGCCCGGAGCCCTTGAGCACGCCCTTGAGGCCGCCGCCGAGCAGCGAGCCGAAGATGGCGTCCGAAACCATCTCGGGAATGGCCTCCCACGCGCCGTAGCTGCTGGCCGCGGAATCGAGCCGGTTCACGAGGTCGTCCACCTCGGGCTGGGTGAGCCGGCGGCCCCGGCGCTCCTGCATGGCCGCATTGGCCTTGGCCACCGCGTCCGTGAGGAACTGGTCCTTGGTCGAATAGTAGATGATTGGCGCGGCGAGCCCGACCCCCACGGCTGCGCCCGCAGGCCCCCCGGCCAGACCGCCGACGGCCGCCGGCAGGGAGCCGGACAGACTGTAGCCCGAGGACGCCTTGGCCCCGACCGGGTCCACGACGCCGCCGTGCCCGACGATGGGGTTGTCGCCGTAGCGCAGCTCGCTCAGCTGGTCGGCGCGCTCCTGCGCGGCCACCTGACGGTCGACGAACCCGGAGCCGTCCGTCGTGATGAAGTTGGGCTTCTCCTCCAGCTCCATCCCCGGCTCCATGGGCACCACGCCGGACGACAACGCCTGCCGCGCCGCGCGGGAAAGGTTCGTGAGGATGCCCTGCGGCAAATCCTTCAAGAAGTCCTTGATGAAACTGCCCACGCCATAGACGCCGTGCCGGTCCGCCTGGGTGAGGTTGCGGGCGATGTAGGCGTTGCGCGCGTCCTTGAGCGTGTCTTTGTCCATGTACTGCGCGTCCGCGCCGACCTTCTCGTCGAACAGCCCGCCCAGGAACTCCACGCGCCGGGTCGGCTTGGCCTGGGCGAAGTCCGGGGCGGCGGCGTACAGCGCGGCCACGTCCGGGTCAAAGCCCGGTCCCAGGGTATGCGCCTTGATGAACCGCTCGCGCGAGTCGTCGATGTTCACGCCGTCGAGTGCGGCCAGCCGCGGCGCAACGGACTGGTCGAAGTACTGGCCCAGGAACGCGGCCCGTTTGTCCGGGGCGGCGTTGGCGAAGCTGGGGTCGCGATAAAGCCCGAAGATGTCCGCGTCGAGAATCGCTTGCGGCATGTGCGCCCCCTACTTGTTCTTGAACCGGTTCCAGGCCGATTGGGCCGGGGTGGCGGCCGGTGCGGCGGGCTCGCCCTGCGGCGCGTTCCCGGCGCCTCCGCCGCCGCTCAGCCCGCGCAGTTCGTCCAGGCTCATGGCCCGGCCGTATTTCGCCTGCGTGAACTCGGCCAGCCGCTTTTGGCCGGCCTCCTCCGGCGAACCGTTCAAGCCCAGCGGGTCGTGCTGCACAGCGGCATCCGCGCCCTTCTGGTACACGGCGTACCCTTCCTCGACGGGCGTCCTGGCCTTCGTTCCGCGCAGCCCCAGGGCCTCCTTGCGCAACCCGAGCTCCTCCCGTTGCAGGCCCAGGCGTGCGCCCTCGATGGCCGTGCGCCGCTCCTCGGTCCTGACGCGGCGTTCGTCGTCGTCCAGGGCGCGCTGCTCCTTGTTGAAGATTTGGATGCCGGAGTTGAAGAACTCGTCGGAGGTCCAGGTCTTGCGTTTCGTGTTGGCCGGGTCGGGCGCGATGGACCGGCCGCTGGCGTCGAACACGGCGAACTGCCGCGAGGAGTCGGTGGGGTTGATGAGCGGCAGGACGCGCACCCTGTTGCCGCTGCCGTCCTTGCCCATGACCCCGCCTTTGGCGATGGCCGCGGCGTTGAAGTCCTTGTTGGCGACATAGTGCCGCGCAATTTCCTCGGCGAAGTCGCGGCTCGTCATCTCGCGCATGGTTTTCAGGGCGTCCAGAACGGAAATGACGTCCGGCGTTGCGGTATGGTAATCCGGCGCGGCGGCCGCGCCTTGCGGCTCGGAGCCGAGGCCGAGGCCGGCGGCGTCCGCTGGCGTTGCGGCCTGCGGCCCCCCGATGCCCGGCCCCACGGCCGCCGCGTCCGGAGACGCTGAAGCCTGGGCGTCGGCCTGCTCCGTCCGGGGCTCAAGTCCGGCGTATCGCTCGTTGTGGTAGCGACGCAGCATGACCTTGCCCTGGTCGTCCTTCTCCACGCGGTATTCGCCGCGAAGCGGCAGCGACCGGCTGAGCGCGGACAACGTGTTCGCCGCCTGCGCCTCATCGCCCTTGTTCAGCATGTCCTCGGCGGCGGCCAGTGAGGGACGCGCAACCGTCGTATACAGGGTTTCCCCCAGCGCCTGAGCGCTCGTGATGTTCTTGCGGCGCAGCTCGCTGTTGCTGTTCAGCTGTTCATAGACCTGCCCCAGGGCCTTCATTCCGGCCCAGGAATCGGGGTTGACGTCGCTCAGTACGCGCAGCTTCTCCTCCGGCGTCTTGGCCCCGGAGAGCAGCCCCGCATACTGGGTCTCCAGCTGTCCCTGCTGGCGCGAGAGTTCGGCCGCATCGCCCTGTTGCCGGGCGACGCGCACATGGGCGAAGGCCTCCTGCGCCGCCGCCCGGTTCCTGGGGCTGATGCCGAGATTGTCGGACAGCTCGCCGGATTGCTCCAGCTCCGCCAACCCACGGTTGATTTCGTCCTTGTCCCGGCGGACCTCCTGATCCTTGGCCAGGCCATGCAGCCCCTTGGCGATGTCGAAGAAGTCCTCTCCCGTCACCCGTCCCCATTTGTCCGGCATGGCGTCCTCCTCCTAGGAAAACAGGTATGCGCCCATGGCCAGCGCCGCCCCAATGGCTGCGCCCCACGGTCCGGCGGACGAACCCGCGGTGGCGCCACCGGCCGCAGCCCCACCCGCCGACGCTCCGGCCGCCGCGCTACCTCCGCCGAACATTCCGGCGAGTTCATATCCGGCCGCAGCGCCGCCGAGCCCTGCCCCCACCGTGCCGCCGACGCCGGGGGAAGGGGCTTTGACCTTGGTGATGCTGTTGGTCTGCTTCTGCATGGCGGCGAAGCTGCTGGCCGACTGCCCCATGAGCGAACTCACGCGGTCCATGGGGTTCTCCACCTTGTACAGGCCCAGTCCGAGGCCCATGACGCACCTCCCTAGCTGCCCAGCCCGAGGCCGGCCACAGTTGCCAGCCTGTTGTAGTTTTCCTGGCGGGCCTTGGTGCGGGCGTCGTTGGACGCCTGCACGGCGAGCCGCGCGCGGTCCACGGAGGACGACTGGCCCAGCGTGGACGCGAAGACGCCGGAATCCGGATTGATGCCGTAGCGCGCAAGCGCGCGCGAGGCGGCCTTGTCGGCGGTGGCGGAGGCCTGCGCGGCGTCGGCTTTGGCCGTGGCCGCCAGCGTGTCCCCGTTCACCCCGTCGAGGCTTTCCTGGATGAACTTCTCGCGCGCGGGGGCGGCCTGTTGCAGCGTGTCCAGGTTCGCCTGGATTTGCGCCTGCTCCAGCGGCTTGTAGTCGCTCTTCCAGAAGTCGAAGTAATCCTTGGCCATGGCCTGCTGTTCTTCGGCGATGGTGGCCATGCGTTTGTTGTAGTCGTAATCCACGGTGTTCGTGGTCGAGCTTGAACCGCCGCCCTTGCACTCGGCCACGGGACCGGCGTATTCGGTCGCGCGCGCCTCCAGCGTCTCGCCGCTGGTCATGTCGATGACCACGCAGTCGTAGATTCTCATTGCAGCGCCTCCCTTGTGGCGGTCAGCAGCACGGCCGGCGAGGACGCGCCCGTCCCGGCGTTGAAGCTGCCCCGTGGCAGCACGCCGCACCGGCTCCAGCCGCAGCGCAGGGCGAAGGCCACGGCGCAGGGGTTGTCCGCCGGGGTGACGCCCACGAGCATGTCGAACAGGTAGTCGCCGTCCGCGGCCCTTGCGTGCAGGAGCTCCCGCAGGGTCCAGCGGCCCAGGGCCGCGGCGTCCGGTCCCCAGAACTCCCTGAAGATGAAGAAGTTGCACTGGGCCCAGCGTCCCTGAAAACGGTTGAGCCAGCACACGCCGGCGCGCCGGCCGCGCACGTGGGCCACGAGGAACGCCGTTCCCGTGGCCTTGGCCATGCGCAGGAAGGCCGCCGCGTCGGGCACGGAACCGTCCCGGAACACGTGCGCGCCGCCCTCGGCCAGCAGGCGGCGGTAGAGCTCCACGATTTCCGAATCGCGAAAGGTGCGGATGCCGTCCACCTCGCGGTACCAGTCCAGCAGGAACTCGGACGTCTTGGCGCTCATCTTCCCTCCCTGGCCCGTTTTTGCGCCGCCTCCGGAGCGGCGAGGCCCATCTCGACGAGGTCCCTGAACGTGACCGCCCGTCCCAGCGGGTCGGGTACGCCGTGGCCCAGCTGGAGCAGCAGGCGGCGCGTCACGTTCAGGAAATTCACGGCCCAGGCGGCGAGGCCGTCGCGCACGTCGGGCAGTTGCGGCAGGCTCATCCGGCCGCCCTCACCTCGGCCATGCTGGTGGCCAGGCTGACGCGACGCACCGGCACGGCCCCGGAAACCAGCACCTCGAACTCCTGTCCCGTGACCACGGGCAGGGTGAACGGCCTGTCGCCCGTCACGTTGCGGCGGCAGGCCTCGCGGCCGTCGACGAAGAGCTGGAACGTCACCACGGGTTCCTCGACGTAGGGCGTCAGGATTTCGTCCAGGATGTCCCCGGCGAAGGGCGTCGCGCCGCACAGGGACGTCCCGAGGACGCCGCCCAGCGCGCCCGCGGCCATTTCTTCCGCGTAGCCGGCCACCAGCGCCTGACGCCTGGCCAGGAAGTCCGCCTCGGTCATGGCGGCCGGGAAATCCGCCTCGATGCGCGCGGCGGCCATGCTGACGGGCGCCGGGGCGCGGAACACCTTGCTGCGCCATTGGGCGCTGTAGCGCGCCGCGTCGCCCTCCCACAGGGCGATGCTGGTGCGCCCGCCTGCGGCGAAGCCCAGATGGAGTCTGCGGCCTTCCTCCTCCAGCCAGCCGCATGTGGCGTGCAGTCCCAGCGAGATGAGCATGTCCGGCGCGGCCAGGTCGAAGAGAAAGCCCCGGCGCACGCCAGCCGCGTCCTCGCAGAAGCACACGTAGCGGTCGCCCAGCGGCCAGGCCCGGAAGGACGCCGGATTGAGCGCCCGCCAGCTCTCCTCGGAAATGACGGAGGCGCTGAGATTCTCCGGCGCGGTGGTTCCGGCGGAGACGAGATAGAGCCCGTCCACGCCGGGAAAGAGCACGCCCTGGCGCATGGAGACCACGCCGCGCGCGCCCAGGCACGGAGTGTGGCCCTCCAGGCGCGTCGGCGCGGTGGAGGTGATGTCGTCGCAGGGGATGACGTAGGCCGCGGCGTTGGTCAGCGCCACGAGATAGCTGCCCGTGGCGGCCAGGGCCACGACGTCGTGCTCCAGGCTCTGCGCGTACTTCCTCGGCCAGGCATAGGGCGCGTGGGGCTCGCTGAACCAGACCCTGTTGCCGGTGAAGCCGGCCAGGGACCCGCCGCGCACGGTGCACAGCCCTTGCAATCCGTCCGGCGGCGGCAGCCAGCCCTCGGTGGGCATGGTCTCGCCCAGGGCGGAGGACAGCACGGCGTCGGTGAAGCTTTCCAGCGCGGCGTCGAACTCCGCCACCAGCTGTTCCGCCGTGGCCGTTGCGCTGCTGTTGCTGCGGTACAGGCGCTTTTTGGCGGCCGGATTGCGGCCGGCGAGGTCCGGCAGGACCATCCCGGACACGGCGAAGGACTGTCCGGCCTTGCAGCTGCAAATCGCGCTGGCCGGGCTGGGGGCGCTTTCCTCGCCGAGGTCGCTCACCCAGGTCCAGACCCAGTAGGCGTCGAAGGCGTCCGCGCCGGCGTCGCCGGTTCCCCGCACCTCCACCGCCGGAGCGGCCGTCGGGGCCGGCAGGCCGAGGCGCACGGGAGTATCCGCCCCGCCGGTCGCGGCCCTGCGGAACATCATGGCCCCGGAGTCGCGGCCGGTGTAGTACATGCGTCCCTGCGCGTCCGCGTTCACCAGGGAGCGGCACACGCTCACGGGCTCGAAAAAGGGCAGCCAGCGGCCGTCGTAGAGGATGACGTCCGCGATGTTCAGCACCGCGAGGCGCGCCTCGACCTTCATGCGCCGCAGGGGGCGGATGTTCCCGCTTCGGACGGAGCAGTCCGCAGCCACCTGCGCCTGGGACGGGTCCAGCAGACGCGGGTCGACGAGAGGCCGCGCCCCGGAGAACACGGGCAGGTCGATGAGCATCAGCTATCCCGCCAGCTCCGCGCGCAGCGTCCTGGCCTGCGCCTCCAGCTCCGCCAGCTTGGCCACGTCGGCGGCGTCGGGCGTTTGGCCGGCCTGCTGCGCCGCCAGGATGGCCCGCAGCGGGCGGGCGCTTGCGGCGTCCACGGCGGCCAGCTGCGCCCGGATTCCCGTCGCGCGCGCGGCGTTGGTCGCCGCAGCGTCCGTCACCCACGCGTTTCCCGTGGCGTCCCAGACCTGATGTTCGCCGGGGGCGGTCGTCGTCACGTCGGCGGGAAGCGGCCCCGGCGCGGCGATGACGCTGGCCCGGCCCGTGGCCTTGGCGTAGACGGTCTCGCCGCGATGGTCCTCGACCTGAGCCCAGGCCGTTCCGTTCCAGCAGCGGACGTGGCCGGGCTGCGCATCCGGCGGCGCAGTCGTCACCGCGTGGGCGGGCAGGAGATAGACGCCCGGCTCAAGCGGAGACTCGCGGGCTTCGGATGTCCCGATGTATTCGCCGCTATCCGGTGCGATGTCGTAAAGTTGCATGCGCCCTCCTAGTATTTGATGCAGTACATGACGCCGGCGTTGGCCGGCCGCGTCTCGTTGCCGCCGGTTGCGCCCGTGACCATGTGCGAATTGTTGCCGATTTGGGTCGGACAATCATTCACATATCCGGAGCCTTGATAATAATATAAGGGGGATGCGTGCGTATGGCTCTTGAACTGGTCGGCCTGCACCGAGCCCACGTGGTCGCCGGTCTGACCGCCGGTCGCCATGGCCGTGCGGCCGGCCTTGTCCGGGTCGCGTCCGGCCGCATGGTCCCAGCCGCGCAGGAACCGGCCCCGGTAGTCCGGCAGGTTGAAGGTCGTGC